GAATAGATTGATTAATAGTAGAAAAGTTCTTTAATAAATTAAGGGTTGTCTCAGAAAGTTTCATAACCATGTGATGTAAGGTCCTCGTTTGTTTGGCCGCTGAAGTAGTATAATAATAGACAATAATGCATTGCCTTCAATATGTCACGCTTTGCTTGTCCCTTCTTATCATATCGACTTAAATACTTGATTGCATTAGATCTACAGAAAGATTCAGCATCCCCAACAGATTGTATAAGATCAAGAGTTTGAACATTATTATTCCTGGAAGTATAGTGTCCACTATACGTAGAGGCCACATAATCTTTAAGATCTTTGATAGATTTATCCTCTTGATATTTTCTAGTTGATGAGGATTCAAGATTAACTGCTGGTCTGGGTGGATAGTCCCTATGAGCAAATTCATTACCCAAATCAGAAGCCGGATAGTTAAAACTAATGTGGTCTTCACCCATTCCCCCAGGAAGTCTAGAACCTGTAATACTTAAAGTACCTTCATCAGATTTACCAAAAGTAACAGGAGAAGAATTAAAGGGGAGCTTTATAGTATCTGGACTAGCATTACCAAACTTAGGAGTGCTAGCAAAACTGAATGCTCCTCCCTCACCATAATAATCATAAGGGCCGGGATTTCCAGTTATACTATATCCATCATCCTTCCAGAAATCTTGCCAATCCTTATCCGACTTAGCTTCAGTCACCTTACTAGAAGTAAAGTTATATTGTTCTGGATTAGGATTTTCAAAATCATCATAGTGTTCATTCTTTTTTGTCATAATTGGATACTCCTCGTCAAGTGTTCCATTAAGTACATCATAAGCTAAGCTCCAAGCATTTACCATTATATCATCTTACCTCCTCGTGGTCAACTGGGAATTGGAAGGTAGCATCCACTTTATCATAAAGTTCAAGAAAAGAACAAATGGTTTCATCATCAAACCTGTTTATACAAAGTTTAATGGCTGTAGATTTCTCTTGCCATATTCCATAAGCCCTAATAATGTGAACCAACCTCCTAGTAGAAATGACTTCTTCTATACCTCCATCATAAAATGTTTTTCTAATAATGTCTGCCCAATTACATAGATGTTTACAAAACTCATCATCCTCCACACCAACAGATGCTGCGTGTCTTTGAAGCATCTTATACTCATAAGTACTGGATGGATATTGTTGTTCAAAGGTAACACAGAATCTTTCCAAGAAAGCTTCATTCAATACATTAGTCCCAATAAAGTGACCATCATCACTTCCCCTACCTTTAGTATTAGCAGTCGCCAAAATATTAAATCCAGAAGAAGGTTTCACAAACTTACCAATCTTTTTAAGAAATACTCCTTTACCTTCTAGAATAGACTGTAAACATAAGATCTTGTTGGAGGCTAAATCAACTTCATCTAGAAGGAGGATAGCTCCCCTTTCCAGTGCCTCGACAACTGGACCGTTATGCCATACAGTGCTGCCATCAACAAGACGGAACCCACCAATAAGGTCATCTTCGTCGGTTTCAATTGTAATATTTACTCTAATTAACTCTCTATTTAGGTTGGCGCAGGCTTGCTCAACTGAAAAAGTTTTTCCATTCCCAGAGAGACCAGTAATAAAGGTAGGATAAAATATACGAGAATCAATAATTCTCTTGATATTATTATAATGACCAAACCTAACAAAATTATTATCCTTCTCAGGAATTAAATTATGTTCTGATACAGGAAGAACTGAAGGAGCACTATAGGATCTTTCTATATCCTCTACCACTTTAGTAGTTACTTCCAAATTCCATTTACCCCTCCCAACTTTATATTTCTCCAATCTCCTAGTAACTGTGGGATAAGAAACTCCATGAGAAGCACAATAACCTCGAATATCAGCTGCTGTAAATTCTATACCAAATGCTTCTTTTAAATCCTTAACAATCGGATCCATGAATGATTTTCAACTGAATCTAGTATACATGAAAAACCACCTCTCATTCTTCTTCAGTGACACTTTTTATACTGTCTTCCCATTCTTTAAATGATGACTGACAATCAGGTGGTTCAGGATACTTATATCCTTTCATTTTCATCCATCTACTATGCAAGGCACCCATGATCCATGATTGAGAAAGACTCTTAGGACCATTCTCCAAGAGTTCAAGTTCCCTCTTATTGGATGTATAACCTTTAAATTCTTCTCTCCAATTGGAGTCATCAAACGGCTTCTGAGTCATATCCCTTCCTCCTTTTCCAGTCAGCATACATGCCACCAAAAATCATACCTTCATGAGATTTAATTTCTGCACCATCCAAGAGTTCTACTTGTCTCTTAGATAAGAGGCCAGACATCATCTCCTTATATTCTTGAGGGAAATTTTTAATTTCCTTAGTCCATTCTACTGTCATGTATTTAATACCCAAATAAGTCTAACCACCATCCCTACTATAATAACATAGTATGTCCACATAATCCACATCCCTACTTTATTATGAAGGGAACCTCTTCGGTATTTGGTTACATAACCAGGTGGAATAGAATCCCACCCATCAACCATATATTCGCTTGGATCAATTTTTTTCATTAAGCCACCAATGAAATGAACTCGCCAAGAACTTTTTTATTTAGTTTCTTGGTCCTCAAAGATTTAACAAAAGCAGATTTAATTTTTGCCTTAGTTGCTCCCTCCTCAACTTCAAATTCAGGATCTTCATAAAGTCCTGTAGATAACAATCCAAAATAAGAATGATATCCTGTACCCTTAATGGTAACATTTTTCATTTTTCTAAATCTCTTAATAACATCCTCCGAAGTACTAGGACAATACCTTCTAATGAACCCACCAAAATCCTTTCCTGACAAAAGACGAATTCCAATAAAATTAACCTCAGGATGAGTTTGTTTCAAATCAGATAACAAAGCTTGAGTGAAATCCCAATATTGATATCCAATACTATGAACATGACCTGTTCTCCTATTCCTTAGGAAAGATCTTTCTGCCTTCAAATGTCTAGGTCTTAGTATAGGTTCAATATCAAATCTATTCTGAGTATATTGAAGTACTGGAAGAGGATTAGCTTCACCATCACTAAGGATAATACATTGAGTTTTTTGAACTCGGTTATTCTTCTGGAAATGAGGAATAATCTGATGTAATGATACCAAGGTCTCATTCAAAGGAGTGCCTCCCAGATTAAATTCTGGAAGAGTATAATATTTAACCTTCTCAAAATAATACCTATTACAAACTGATGAAGCCACTCTCCAGAGATTAATCATATGACTTTCTAGAGTAGCCTTATTACTACTGCTGGTTAACCAATTTAAAAGTTTAAATTCCTCCCCTACCCTCAACTCATTTTCTTTTCTCTTCTTGACATTAGGGAAATGAGCAATTGATTTTCCTTCATCATCATATTCTGTTTTAAGATAAGCATTGGTAAAAGTATAAACTTCAAAAGGAATCTGAACTTTCTTACAAAACCAAATCAGGTTATAAAGTTGTTTAAGAGTATCCATAAGACACTCACACATTGAACCAGACCAATCTAAAAGAAATATCAATCCATGACTCTTCCCATCAGGAACTATATTAACCTTCTTAAAAAGATCTTCGTTAAACTTATAAGTATGAAGCTTAGAACAATCTAATACCCCTGTCTTTGCTACAGTGGTCCTTGCGTAAGAATCTGCAGACTTTTTACATTCAAACTCCTTTACAAGATAGTTAACTTCCTTCTGAGCATACTTTTTAAATTTCAAATATTCTTGATCTATAGGCTCACAAGTTCTACCATCCTGAATCTGTTCACTAAAACATACATCCAACTTATCATGAATAACACTATTAGAAACAATTATCCTATCCAATAATACTTCTGGAATCTCACAATAGATACTTTCCAAATGATTCTGAGTATCATTTAATTCCTCTATATTATCATTAAAAGCATTGTCAGTTTTAACTTCTAAAGGTTCCTCCCTTTTCTCTTCCTCTTCCCAAGTTCTTTCATCTTCCTCTTCTGTCTCCTCCTCTGAGGTAGGTAAAGAAGACGTTTCTTCCTTCTCTTCAGAAGTAGGTGTTTCTTTCTTCTCCTGAGCATCTTTACAATAATCATAAAGAATTTGAGCAGCATTTAAAGTATCATCAAAAGTTTCACAATCTTCAATCAGACTGATAATCTGTTTTTCACGTTCTGAAAAAGCCACATCAACGAAGTGACCCACCTTGAAATATAAATTACCCCTATCAGCAAGATTAAAGGTATCAATATCTTCATCACCAATGGCAAAGAAATCATCATCATTTAACTCCTGGTATCCTTGGTAGAAAGTTTTTGCAAGTCCTGGATATTTCCTCTTCATCAACTTCTCAATTCTAGCATCCTCTACAACATTAACAAATTGAAGAGGGACACTTATTTTATCTCTCCAATCTTCATTGGGAGTGAATAAGGCATGAGAACATTCATGAGCAACCAATAAGTCATAAACTACATTGGATGCCAATTTCCATAAGGGAAGGACCAATATCCTATCATAAACATCAAATGAAGCTGTGTTTACATCCTTATGTTCTACTACAAAATTCTCTGTAGCTAGCAGTTTCGCCAGTTGAGTTTTAATCTCATGATTGACAGCCATGCTGGAATTTAGATTTCTTCTATAATACAACAAAACCCAGACTTATGCCTGGGTAGCGACCACTTTGCAAACCGATCCCCGCTTTTTAGGGCGGGGATACTTGGTGTAAATGGACTCCTATAGGGTTTGTGTGTCTAACTCATGAATCTAGTAAACCTCTACAAAATTGTCTTGCAGAGTGATCTTTGGACTCACTTTCGGTGATGCACTGGAAGTAATCAGACACTTGACTATATTTCTCTTCGACTGATTGTTTATCTGAGTACCTCCAGTCTGCCAGTTCGTTGTATGATACCAAATTCTTCATAAACCAATTCCGAACTACAATTATATTTATATCATGAATCGCTCGCAAACAGGGTATTTTTTAACAAAAATAAATGCCTACGAGCTTATACTCACTCCCCAGGACCATATCCATCAAGAGTTTGTAATAACATATTAGTATCGTAATTAGGATTATCAGTCAGAAGTTCATCTATATCAATCCATTGAACACACTTTTCACATACTGCTACAGGTTGATCAGTTCCCGTTCTTCCAGCAGTTCCACAGTTAGAACCACTAATACATCCCTGAACCTTTCCATCCTTACATCTATATGCTGAACCATCCCTTGTCCACTCAGGAAAAGCCGTACTTCCCAACTTAACTGGCTTAATTGTTTTAGGTCCTCCAATATTACTGAGGATAGCTCCTCCAATTAATCCTACTGCTACTGCAACTCCTACAGCAACTTTTCCTTCGGGCAACTTCATAGATTCCTTGATAGCTACCTATATTTATCCTAAATACTGTTTTTGAAACTGTAAGGGTAGGAGTCGAACCTACAAGTCCCGCCAGGAACACTAGTTAAACAGACTAGAGCGTTTACCAATTTCGCCACCTTACATTGAGAGCCCTATGAAAGGGCTGCCATTAGACGTTGCATACCAATACCTCCACCACTTCTAGGGAAGAAGTCGAACTCCAGGAATTCATCAAGTTCCCTCTCGACTCTTTCCTTACCAAATAATTTGTAGAGTAGTTCAGCATATTGTCCATCAGAAATAGTATGGAAGGTGTTTCTCAT